AAACTTTACACACCCTATGTAAGACTTACATACGGGGTCTATAGCAGGGTAGACAGGGGAAGGGTACCTGAGCCCGCAATCCCCGCAAGTGCAGGCGAACGTGGCACTTGCCGCGCCTGAGCCCGAGTGTATCTCTAGTGAGAATAACGTTAGGTCCTAGCGGCATCCTGTAGTATAAAGGGTATACTTCTACGCCCACTTTGTCCTCAGAAGTGGACATTCTTTGCCTTTCGTCACGTCGTGATTAGTTATCACGCATTAAGAATTGGAGACCCGGTACATGGATACGATATTCGACTCAGAAACAATTCGGGCGATACAGACGGATGAGTTGTCCAGCATCCAGGAATTGTCTATCGTCGAGATTTCTAATCGCATCGACGCTTATCAAAAGGCCTCGCGCGAGCTGATGCTCAGAATGAACAAGGCATCGGAAGAAATGCATCGCCGCTTGTCGCAAAAGACGAACGACGAATTGGAAACTTTGATAGAGCGCGTGCCCGAGGGTGTTTCAAGCACGGCATACAATCGCCTGCACAATACGCTCCTCAATCGAAAAGGGTACGTTCCGAAAGCACGCGCTCCTAAGATTGAGGATAGGCTGGTGACAAAGCTCAATGCCGCAGCCAAGTCCAATCCAGCGATTCAAGCGATGCTGGACGCCTTCAAAGCAAAAGATTAACTTTCAATTCACTTGGAACGCCAGGTTTTCAAGCCCGGTAAAATCCTAGGAAAGAAAATGTCAACATACGGCATCGAAGGGCGCGCATCGCATCTTAAACGAGACTGCACCGTTCGCGCGCTCCACGTAGCATCCGGCATCGATTACGATATGTGCTATTTGTTTCTCGCGGCTGCAGGTCGCAAGAATAACTGTGGCGCGTATACGTCCGATTGGCTCCCCGTCTATCGGAAACTCGGCTTGTGTCAGATTGATGACCTAATCAATTTGACGCATGAAGTTTTGCCATGCGATAACGTGATTATCTGCATCCGTGGTCACATCTATGCCATTCGCAACGGCGTACACTCAGACGGCCCTTACGCTTTCCAGTCTGGCCTGCGTCGCAACATTCAATTCGCTTGGCGCATTCCTGCATCGTTCATTCAAAAGGATAGACAATTGCTACTTTCAAAGCTTGAAACACTCAGAATACTTGGCAGTATCGCCAATCACATCGGGTACCGATACAGCACGAAATATGGTCCTGTCGGTTCCCTTGCCGCAGACAGCGATGCACTACGTATCATCACATCAGCCGCTGACCAAGTTTTAGCAGAGGATTAGACAATGTATATCGGATTCTTCGAAGCAAAGCATCGCACGTTCCAATCTGAGCAACACGCATCCTGCGTTCCATCGATGTTCGTGCAGGTGTCATGCAATTATGGCGCGCGTGTCACGCCAATCTGCAATTCAAGCTGTTCAGTCGTCTTGTTTGAATCCATCGATGCTATTCACGAATACTGCCGCGCTCACGGGCTAGAGTTCGCAACATGCACGACAGCATTACCATCGACGGTTCGCACCGCACCTTAGCATCGCACGCTAGCGTTCGGGCTGAGCATCTAACACTCTCCAGGTTTTAGATGCTCTACCAGAATTCTAGACTTTGTAGTTCTTTCAACTCAGGGAGCAACCAATGGCAAAGCTTATCGAATTGTGCAAGTATTGCGGACTACCCGCGATTGAAAAGAAGAAGACACAACTCAGCAAAGACTCATTCCTAATCAAATTGGAATGTGGTCACTCTTCCATCGTCAAGGTTAAGTACGTCTCACGCGATATCACGACGCGCACTGGCAAGAAGCCATTTCCGTTTCAGTATCAGGGAATTGAATTCATCGAGCGTACATCCTTCCGATGCATCATCGCCGATGAAATGGGATTAGGGAAGACGATTCAAACGAACGTTGCCCTATTCCTGCATCCGGAAGTTATTCCCGTTTTGTTTCTCGTTAAGGCGGGCCTGCGTCGGCAATACGAAATTGAATTGTTCGATGTCACCGACGACATCATGATTCAAACGATTGACTCATCGAAGGAAAAGGTATTCAAATTCCCTTGGAATATCATTTCCTACGACACGCTCGCCCGCATGAATTCGGACGATGCAGCGAAGAAGTTCGCGCATATCAAAACAATCGTGCTTGATGAATGCCAATACATCAAGAATGAAGACGCAAAGCGTACGAACGCCGTAAGACTTTTGATACAGAAAGTCGGCATTCAGAACATCATCGGCATGTCGGGCACGCCTATTAAGAATAAGGCAGACGAATTCTTCCCTATTCTGAATATGATTGCTCCAACCAAGTTTCCGAGCAAGTACATCATGATGCGTCGTTACTTCGAATTCTGGACGGATGCGCAAGGCCAGTATCACATCATCCGTGCGAAGCCGGAGTTCTACGATGCTTTGGATGGGATTATGATTAGACGAACAAGGGAAGAAGTCGCACCCGAATTGCCGACCATCCGTCGAGGTTTCTTTAACACCGAAATGGAGAATAAAGAATTGCGCCGCGCGTATGGCGACATTCAAAGGGAATTCGATGAATTCATGGATTCCAAAGACGGCGAGCCCAACGCATCGGACTATACGAATATCCTCGGATTCTTTGCGCGCATGCGTCGTATCACGGGCATGGCGAAAATCGGTCCCTGCGTCGAACACGTCACGGATTTTCTTCTTTCAACCGACAGGAAAATTGTCGTGTTCGGTCATCACAAAGAAACTCTTGATTCATTGAAGGAGGTTCTCGACACGTGGGCGAAGCAAGGCGGTTGGAATGAATGCCTGCACCTCAAGGCATCATTAGATGCCGACCAGCGTACCGATGTCGTGACCAAGTTCAGGGAAGACCCAAACTCCAGGATTCTCATCGCATCTACACTTGCATCAGGCGAAGGGCTCAATCTGCAGTTCTGTTCAGACGCGGTCATGCTTGAGCGCCAATGGAATCCAGCGAATGAAGAGCAGGCCGAAACACGCTTTACCCGCTTTGGTTCGACAGCGGAACACGTCAACGTTACCTATATGATATCGGTCGGCACGATTGACGAATGGTTAACCGAGCTTGTGGAAAAGAAGCGTTCCTTGATTAGCAACGTTATCGACCGCGACGAGAACAATTGGGAAGAGTCTTCTTTGATGAAGGAGCTTGCATCGGCAATCTATGCGGGCGGAGGTAAACGATGGACATTCTAATTCGTCTCGCGATTCTTTGCACGGTTACAATAGTGGCGTACTCAATTTATACAAACGAAATTGAGTACACCATTCCATCGTTCGCTTTGCTTATCGTGCTCGTCTACACTCTGTCAACGCTCTAGGATGCTAAAGATGAATGAAACTCAAGTTAATGAATCGCACAGGCTCGCCGTCTACATGGAGCATGAAGACGAAATGGTTTGTTTGTTCGCGGGCGAGATTGAGCGGACGGAAGGATTTCTCAAGTTCTGGAAACTCTATCGTCCATACACGAACATCGAAGTGCAAAAGCTTTCAACGCTAGGCTCTAAGACAACTATCTACCGTGGCGAGGCGCGCGACTATACGCGAGGATTCTAGAATGAATCACTACCTAAGCTTCATCGTTGCTATTCTCACGATTCCATACCGTGCTACGATAGCGGAACGTGTGAGGCTATCGACCATTTCAATGCCGACCATCTACCATTCGCGTGCGTGGCACGAATTCCAGGTTTTGAGCATCGCATCGTTCCACCTTGTCCTCGACATCGAAAGGTTTAGACAATGAAAATGAAGCTCTGCCCACACTGTGGTCGTCTGTCTGTCACGGTTCTGTATCGTCCAGATTGGTACGCTAGGGACGTTAACAATATCGTTGGCGCAATGTGGATTGCGTGCAATTATTGCGCTACAGAGAATGCGCAGGATATCTAAAATCTTTAACCTAGCAAACGCCAGGTTTTGCGCCTCCCAAACAAACTAGCCCGCTGCCGATAACTAATCGGTTGCGGGCTTTGTCGTTTCTAATCGGGTCCGACCCACACCTGAGCCCGCAGGAACGGCCGGCATCCTGAGCCCGTAGGGTGAGCTAGCCCGAGCCCGTATCGTGGCCTGTAGCCCGTCCTATTGCGTCCGAGCGCGTCCGCTCCCTGTTAGCCTGAGCTTCGACCTGCAAGCCCGAGGTAGACTGTCCACTTTTCTGGACATATTTTCCTCTTGTGGTAGCTAGGCGACCTATGGTAAAATCTGGCAGAGCCCACCATACCTATGTAATTTTTACACCCCCCTCACTTAGCTGTAAGAAACCACAACCGCAGAAAACCCAAAGAAAAGGACACAATGCAAATCCAGAAAAGAATCAAAGGATACACTCGACGCCCGTACGGAACAAAGGTCATCGATGAAATCGAGCACGCCATCGAAAAGGAATGCGCACGCTATAACGTTTCAAGAAGTTTCGTCATTGCGAATGCACTTGCTTTTGTCTTCAACATAAAGACCGAGAGCTACATCCCAAAGACCAGGAAAATCCTCCAACTCAGGAAGCGCGCATGATTAACGTAAAGATTTACAAAGACAACGCGACCAATAAGTATTTACTCTCAAGCAATTGCATCACGTGCAAGCGTAACATCGTGGTAACGGTCGAGCCAATGGAGCTTTTTAATTTGCAGCGTGGCGTGCTCATTCAAAATGCTTTACCCAATGTTAATGAGGACCAACGTGAGTTCCTCATCTCAGGCATATGTGGAAAGTGTTTCGACAAGATGTTCGTGGAGCCAGACGATGAAGATTAGCGTTAAAGTAACCATCAACGCACCGGAAACGTCTACCGAACTTGAAGTAATTGAGTACGTTGAAGAAGCAATTAGATGCTGGCGCGGCTCATGGGCACCATCAAATCCTTTCTTTCAACTTGAAGATAAAGATTTTCAGGTAACGAAAGCAGATGGCACCGAAGATTGAATTCGTTGAAGCGTGCAACACTTTAAGCGTAGCGATGCTTAATTATAAAGTCATTCATCGTTACGCTTTAAACATTCCTTGGTCGTTCAAGTTTGAGAAACGTGCAAAGCAATACGACCCAGTGGAGATACTCTACATGCACGTCTTTGAAACTTCAACGCTCCCTGCATACCACATCGCATTCAACAAGCTAGTCAAAAAAGGATACCCAATCGCAACTCTCCTCATCTTGATGCAGTTATCAAATGGCGTGTGGAAACGCTTCATCGGTAACGAATACGCAACGCATCGAGACACATTTCAAACTATCACAGGAATCTACGTTGACTAACTCACCTTCCACATCGACAAATGGAAAAGAAAAGCTCGTCATCAGCATCGATTCTCAGGTGCTCGCCGGTATTCAAACGTGTAATCAACAGGCCGCGTATCGTTTCATCGATTCCATCGAACCAAGAGACTATTCGATGGAATCAATTCAGCTCGGCCTCGTTCTACATGAAGCAATGGCCGAGCATTACTCCACGTTTCATAAGCTGCCAAGTAACATTTTACGAAACAACGTTGCGACTCGGATGGAAAGCTATGCAGCCGCTAAGACAATGCTTTCCCATTCGCAAGTCAACGCGCTCATCGACATCTATCGGCAGTACCAAGCGAAATACATCACAGAGGATTGGGTTGTTGAGCGAGATACGAACGACAATCCATTGGTGGAAAGTACGTTCGCTAAAACTCTGTATGAAGATGCTGAGATTCATATCCTATACACGGGCATCACGGACCTTGTATTGAGGAAGCCATACCAAGTTCCAGTAGACCATAAATCGTTTGGCACATACTTCAAGCCAGCAATCATGAGCAACCAGTTTCATGGCTACATGTGGGCATTGAACTCACGCAACTTGATTATCAATCGCATCGGTGTGAAATCAAAAACAGGTACGTTCGAACGCATCGTTGTTACGAAACCGTTAAGCTTAATCGAAGAATGGAAGAACGATGCGATTCGTGATATCCTCAGACATCTAGACATGATGCACGAGGGAAACTTTAGAAGGAATCGAGAAGCGTGTGGAATGTATGGCGGATGCAGATTCATTAACCTTTGTTCCGCTGAACCTTCTCATCGTTCCTATTTGATTGCGAACAACTACCAAGTCGTGCCCGTTTGGAATCCTTTGAACCGAGACTAAGCAATATGCAAAAACGAAACATTCCATTCGACCTCATCGCTAAGCCGATTCACATCACACTTGAGCCAGCGCACGTTGACGTGATTCAATCAATCTTCGAAGCGTTCTTCAGCTCGGCTCGTGTGATGGAGATAGATGTACCACGAGACATTAAACTAGACGCCGCGGCCGTACTGCACAAGATTATTGTCGAGTACGAACGGCAAATTGAGGAAGCGAACGATGCCCAGGAAGCGAGCAACCCACACGCACCAGTACAAAAAGGTTAAGCTCAAGATTGCATATGTTTATCGTTGCATGCTATCAAATTGCAACCATTACATCATGCCTGAGTTTATCATGGGAAAGGAATCAGTATGCCCATCGTGCAATCACGAGTTCGTGATAGACAAATACGCATCGATGCGCACGAATCCTATTTGCATCGACTGTCGAAAGGAGCATCCGACACCATTAACCAATTCATCAAAGCCGGATTCCAATGTTATTGCAGACATCCTGAAACGGCATGGCGTACACTAGACAACAAACTCTATACCGAATGCCTCATCTGTGGTAAAGAAAGCAAAGGGATAAAGATATGAAACTCTTGAGCGATAGGATACAAGAGTTCATCGACTGGCTCGAACAATACACCGACTTTGATATGTGGCATCAAAGCGTTAAAGATGCAACCCAACGTAAGCTCATCGAAGTGCTAACAGAAAAGGACAATTAAAATGAAGCAGAAGATTGTTATCAGCATCGACCTCGTATGCGAACTCAGTTCAGCGGTCTACCTCGTGAATCAGATTCTCCAGGTTGCGAACATCGACTCGATTGATTCTTTGTACATGCGAGACGAGAAGTACAACACGTACATCAACATCTCCACGATGAATCGTTTGCGCGACGAACTCAATCCTACACCTGCACCAAAGGTTGATGAAGCTAAAGAAAAGGAATCACTCGTGCTATCGATGTTTGAATCTGCGCATGAGCAGAAGACTATCGAGGAAGGTAGTTTTTAAATGCCCAACATCGAAGACGCATTAGCGAAAGAAGAATTCTTAATGCTCTTCAAAGGCGAGGTAAGCAGTGGCAAATCAATCGCCGCTGCTTCCTTTCCTAACCCGTATGTGTTTGACATGGAGAGTAGGATACGTTCGGTTGCAGCGTATCACTTTCCACGTGGCAAGCGTGACTTATCGTACGATACGTACACGCGCGAGGATTATCCAAAGTTCGACAAACGTTGGGATGAGTTCATCGAATTGAGCAAGATGAAACGATTCCCTTACGATACAGTGATTGTTGATTCCCTTACATCGTGTGCAGACCTTTTGTTGCAGCACGTCATTAGACTAAAAGGTTTGGATGGTAAGGGAAAGAAGATTGCTGGCATCGCGGTCAATAGCATCGAAGATTACAATGCTGAGACCGCTATGTTGACTGAGTTAGTCATGTTCCTCCAGCAAATTAA